GGCGCTACAAACTGCATGCCTTATTTCTCCTGAATAGGTGGGCGGTGGACGGGGTTTTGATGCGGCGCTGCCTGTCGCCACCCCGTGCCGCCCCGCGCGTGGGCACGTCCGGTTATCAGCTGGCGTTACGGATTTTCCGCTCCAGCTGCTCAATGTCTTTTTTCACCCCGCAGCGCTCGTCGAGCTGCATGGCCTGCTGCAGATGGTTCAGCGCGGAAACCGGCTGGCTTTCGCGCAGCACCCAGCCGAGCGACTTGTGCAGGCGCGCGCGCGACTGATCGGGCATGTCCAGATCGCCAATCACGTCGAGCGTCTGCATCAGCAGGTCGGGGTCAAAGTCGGTTTTTGCCACAAGAGCGTTTTTGGCAGCGTCGGCCATTTCCTCGGCAAGTAGCGTCTGCACGTTGCGGCTAAAGCCCTGCGGCATCGACCAGCCGTGGCGGATAGCGTGACGGCCAATCGCGAGCGACCCGGCATAGTCACCGGCATCAATGCGCCAGAGCATCACGTACATCAGCACGTCGTCCTGCTGAGCACCGTCGGCGGCCAGCACGCCGTCCACCCACGGCACGTATTTCGGCAGGACTTCCACCTTGATTTCGGCCTTCTTCACGGTGGACTGGATACCCTTAAGGCGGCGGCGGTCTTCGCCGAGCTGCATCAGCATCAGGTCATAGCCCTTTAAGTGGCTGCCACTGCCGCCCTTGCGGGCGGCCTCCTGTGCCAGAACATATTGCGTGTGCCGCTGAAAAGGACTCATCGCCATGCTTATGCCTCTGAGCCGCTTGCCGCAGGTGCGGCGAATTCGTCCATATCAATGTTTTCAACCAGGCAAACGCATTCGTAATCCTCAACCACGTACGCTTCGTTGACGGATTCAAAATTCTCGACACGATCGCGCTTAGGGTTGTCGATAACCGCGCGACGGCGGCTTTCGTCCTGCCAGTAAATGGAGAGGTTATCGAGGCGGGTGATCAGCAATGCGTCAGCCGGGAAGTAAGGCGCACGCACAGCCTGTAAGCCGCCCATGCGTTTCTGGCTGATGATGAGGTCAGCGGCCAGAGCCTCGGTGTTTGGCTGCTGCTGATTCACCAGTGGGAAATATTTATCTGCCAGCAGACCGCGACCACAAACCACTACCAAATCGGTGTCGTCCTGATACTGAACGCCAATTTTGCGGTTAACCGCATCCATCACCAGGGCATCCAGATTCGCAAAGTCACCGTTTTTGCCGACGCGGACTGAAGCAGACAGGCTGCCGTCATCCTGCGGAATGCCCTTAATGACATGCACCGGTGATTCCTGGCGGATTTTTTCCAGCCAGCCAATATTGACGTCCTGCAGCAGGGGGTTTTCTACGCGGTTTGAGGTTTTCTCACGCTTCACGCCGTTGAAACCGATCATGATGCGGTCCAGCGCCTGACGCTGGATGATGGCGTCACGAATGCGGGTCTGAAAGTCCTGGAACTTCGCCCACAAATCCAGCTTTGCGTAAGGTAACGCGGTATCGAAATTGGTCTGAGTGCACTTGTAGCCAGTGCCGTCAATGTAAGTCGGATCGGTTGGCTGGCGCTCCTGCGAAGAAGTATCTGTGGTGCCTGCAATGGTCGAACCCACGCCCAGCCCCAGCACTTCACCGGATTGCTCGTCCACCGGAATGATATTGATCATCTGCAGGAATGCGGCGGACTCCTGAATTTTGCTTTCAAGCTTCTGCGCTACGGACGGCTCGACGGTGAATTTCGCGCTGATGTCCGGCACTTCCACATCGTTAAGCTTCGCCAGCTGCGTGAGGAAGGCATTGAATTTGAATCGGGTCGTTTTTTTCATTGTTCAGTTTCTCTGAAATCAGTTATGTAAAGTGGAATGGCCTGTATCAGCAGTCGGTCAGGTTCTCACTGGCGCCGCTTCCACCTGGTGCGCGCTGGCGGAAATCGATGCGGCTGTCTTCGCGGCCCAGCAGCTCCTTCAGTTCGGCAAAATCAGCCTTCTGCCCTTTCAGGTCGGCCAGCTGCGTTTCCAGTTCGGTTTCCAGCTTGCTCAGGCGTTCCGCCTGTTCGTCCAGCGCCTTGTCGGTGCGGGTGCCGTAGTCCTGCTGTTCGGTAGCAATAAGCTCAACCGCCTGATGCACGTCAGAAAAGCGGGCGTCGTCGGACTGCTGCTTTTTGCTGAACAGCGCGGTGATGCGGGCAAACAGCGCGGGCTTGTCTTCCACCTCTTCCAGCTCGATCGCGGTTTCGGTGGCGGCGGTGAACAGGTTTTCCGGGTGCTGTTTACGGTTCGCCAGCGGGTTCAGCTCGGCTTTCGCGCTGAATGCCAGCATTTCGGTGCCGAGGCTTGCCGGGTCGTCGGTGGCAGCCAGGCCTACCAGATAGGCTTTGCCGGTGTCGGCAAACTTGGTGCTGACTTCCATGGAGGTGAAAAGCTTCTGGCCCTTTTTCACCAGCTCCACCAGGGATTCCGTCGGCAGGATGTCGGCATACAGCGCCAGCTTTCCGGCCAGCGGACCGTCGGTGATTTCTTCTGTCCCCAGCGCGCTCACCGTGCCGTAGCGGTTAAAGGTGCTGTCCGGCGAGTAAGATTTGATGTGTTCCAGATTGATAGTCGCGGTGTAAACCGCCGGGTTATAGGCGGCGGCCATCTGCACCAGCCATTCGCGGGAAATTTCGCGCCCGTCCGTGGTGGCACCTTCCACCCCGATACGAAAACGCTTTGCTTTAACTGCCATAGGTCAGGCTCCGTTGGGTAAATCGCTTTGAAGCCTTATGTTTGCGGTTCAGAGGGAGTCGAAACAACGCGGGCACGTTGTGCGGGCAGCCACACAACGGCAGACGGCAGAAAAGGGATCGGCGGGGCCGTATTTTGGGGCCATGACAACGACACTCGCCCCCGAAGACCTCGATCCCCGCAGGCAGGCCATGCTGCTGTACTTTCAGGGATACCGTATCGCCCGCATTGCTGAAATGCTGGGAGAGAAACCCGCAACCGTTCACAGCTGGAAGAAGCGCGACAAGTGGGGCGATTATGGCCCGCTTGACCAGATGCAGCTGACCACCGCCGCGCGCTACTGCCAGCTGATCATGAAGGAGACAAAAGAAGGGAGAGACTTTAAGGAGATTGACCTGCTGGCGCGCCAGTCCGAGCGCCATGCCCGCATCGGCAAGTTCAGCAACGGCGGTAACGAGGCGGATCTCAATCCGAACGTGGCGAACCGCAACAGCGGGCCGCGCAAGCCGCCAGAAAAGAACGTGTTTACCGACGAGCAGGTGGAGAAATTACAGGAGATTTTCCACGGCTCCATGTTCGGCTACCAGCGCCAGTGGTGGGATGCGGGCAACAAGCACCGCATCCGCAACGTGCTGAAGTCGCGCCAGATTGGCGCCACCTACTACTTTGCGCGTGAGGCGCTGCTGGATGCGCTGACCACCGGACGCAACCAGATTTTCCTTTCAGCCAGTAAGGCGCAGGCGCACGTTTTTAAGCAGTACATCATTGAGTTCGCAAAAGAGGTGGACGTAGAGCTGAAAGGCGACCCGATGACGCTCAGCAACGGCGCGTGCCTGTACTTCCTCGGCACCAACGCCCGCACCGCACAGAGCTATCACGGCAATCTGTACCTGGATGAATACTTCTGGATCCCGAAGTTTCAGGAGCTGCGCAAGGTGGCGTCCGGCATGGCGCTGCACAAGAAGTGGCGGCAAACCTATTTCTCCACCCCGTCAAGCCTCACGCACAGCGCCTATCCGTTCTGGTCCGGCGGCCTGTTCAACCGTGGCCGCGCCAAGGCGGACCGCGTGGACATCGACCTTTCGCACATAAACCTGTCGCCGGGCCGCTTCTGCGATGACGGCCAGTTCCGCCAGATTGTCACCGTTGAGGACGCCGTGCGCGGCGGCTGTAACCTGTTTGACCTCGACCAGCTGCGCCTCGAATACAGCCCGCCGGAATACCAGAACCTGCTGATGTGCGAATTTGTGGACGACCTGGCGTCCGTGTTCCCGCTGCAGCTGCTGCAGAAGTGCATGGTGGACAGCTGGGAGGTGTGGGCCGACTTCGAAGCGCTGGCGCTGCGGCCGTTCGGCTGGCGCGAAGTGTGGATCGGTTATGACCCGGCGAAAGGTACGCAGAACGGCGACAGCGCCGGGTGCGTGGTGATCGCCCCGCCTGCCGTGCCGGGCGGCAAGTTCCGCATTCTGGAGCGCCACCAGTGGCGCGGCATGGACTTCCGCGCGCAGGCCGAGTCCATCAAAAAGCTGACGCAGCAGTACAACGTGACCTATATCGGCATCGACTCCACCGGCGTCGGCCTCGGCGTGTACGAGAACGTGAAGATGTTTTATCCGGCGGTGAAGGAGTTTGTTTATAACCCAAACGTTAAAAACGCCCTGGTGCTGAAGGCGTTCGACATCATCAGCAGCGGGCGTCTGGAGTTCGACGCCGGACATCTCGACATCGCGCAGTCATTCATGGCAATCCGTCGCGCCACCACGGCCAGCGGCAACCGCCCGACCTATGAAGCCAGCCGCAGCGAAGAAGCCAGCCATGCCGATCTGGCGTGGGCGACCATGCATGCGCTGGCAAACGAACCGCTACAGGGCGAAGCCGCCCACACCGGCAACATTATGGAGATTTTTTAAATGAGCAAACGCAGAAAACGCACGCGCACGCAGCCCGTGCAGCAGGAACAGATGACAGGCGGCCCGGCGGCAGAAGCGTTCACCTTTGGCGACCCGGTGCCGGTGCTGGACCGCCGCGAGCTGCTGGACTACGTGGAATGCGTGGTGATGGACAAGTGGTATGAACCGCCGGTGAGCTTTGACGGGCTGGCGCGCACGTTCCGCGCCGCCGTGCATCACAGCTCGCCGATCAACGTGAAGCGCAACATCCTGACCAGCACCTTCATTCCCCACCCACTGCTGAGCCAGCAGGCGTTCAGCCGTTTTGTGCAGGACTATCTGGTGTTTGGCAACGCCTACCTGGAGAAGCGCACCAACAGGCTCGGCGGCGTGCTGGCGCTTGAGCCGGCACTGGCAAAATTCACCCGACGCGGCACCGATTTAGACACCTACTGGTTTGTTCAATATGGCATGAACACCCAGCCCTACGAGTTCACCAAAGGCAGCGTGTTTCACCTGATGGAGCCGGATTTGAATCAGGAGGTTTACGGCCTGCCGGAATACCTTTCGGCGATCCCGTCCACCCTGCTAAACGAGTCGGCAACGCTGTTCCGCCGCAAATACTACCTGAACGGCAGTCACGCCGGTTTCATCATGTATATGACCGACGCGGCGCAAAATCAGGAAGACGTGAACAACATCCGCCAGGCAATGAAAAGCGCCAAGGGGCCGGGCAACTTCCGCAACCTGTTTATGTACTCGCCGAACGGGAAGAAGGACGGGATTCAGATCATCCCGCTGTCAGAGGTGGCAGCTAAGGATGAGTTTCTGAATATCAAGAACGTGAGCCGTGACGACATGATGGCCGCGCATCGCGTGCCGCCGCAGATGATGGGTATCATCCCCAACAATACAGGCGGCTTTGGCGATGTTGAAAAGGCCAGCCGGGTGTTCGTGCGAAACGAACTGATGCCATTACAGAAAAGGCTTGAAGAGTTAAATGCCTGGCTGGGCGAAGAGGTGATCCGCTTTGCACCCTACACGCTAGACCTGGCAGACGACAGCCGCCCTGAATGACGTTATAACTACCCCCCCACCAGAGCGCCTCAGCAGCATCCTGCGAGGCGCTCTTTTTTTTGCCCCTCATCCTCAGCCACATCAAAACGAAGCGCCAGCGCCCCGGAAATTGCGCCGCATTTTGCACAGCTACACCCTCCAGCGCGCGCTCGTACCCCCGCCACGCCTGCGCGCTTTACGATGTGGTTTTCATGCACCTGCAGGACATAAACGAAAGCCCGACAGAACTGGCGGGCCGGGGCATAAATGATCCTTTTGGGATCATGCGAATTCATGCAGCATAGTCATGCATTGTTACTTAAAAGAATGAAAGCCATATCGAAGATTATAATGCTAATCTGTAAGCCTCAGTACAGCCAATAAACGCTTGTAACTGTCTAGGGCTAAAAATTTTCCAGTCATAACAAATCTTCGAAATGAACAAAAATCGTACTGACCATTGAGTGTTAGATCAACTAAAGATGACACTTTTAAGCCCTATGGGTAAGCTACAGAAATTTGGTGAGAAATGAGGGAAACATGTCCAACAAAATTATATACATAGAAACGGAAAACTTGGATTTCGATCCTGAAAACCCCCGTTTTTACCGGTTAAATGACAAAGCAAGTTCTGATACTGCAGTTGTCGAAGAAATGCTAGATGACGAAAGTGTTCAGGACCTAATGTTATCTATTGGTGAGCAGAACTATTTTCCTGGAGAACCACTTTTAGTAGTAAAAAAAGACAACGGTTACATTGTTGTTGAAGGTAATCGACGTCTTGCTGCGGTCAAGCTTTTAAATAACGAACTTCATGCACCTAAGAAAAAAGAGAAAAGTGTTCAACTTATAATAGATGAAGCATTGCATAAGCCTACTGTTTTACCTTGCTTAGTCTATGATAATCGCGAGGACGTGCTTAGATACATAGGTTATAGGCATATTACCGGCGTGAAAGAGTGGGATTCTCTTTCAAAAGCTAAATATTTAAAAGAGCTTAGCGATACTTTTTATAAAGGTGTTGCCTATGATACTTTATTTAAATCTTTAGCAAAGGAAATTGGAAGTAAAGCTTATTATGTAGGTCTCCTGCTTACCTCATTGAATTTGTATGAAATTGCAGCAGACAACGATTTTTTTGAATTACCGATGACTGAAAAAGATGTGGACTTTTCTTACATAACTACAGCATTGGGTTATAAAAACATCACAGAATGGATAGGCCTTAAAGATAGGAATGATGTTGATGCAGAGGGCCTCGAACTTCATAATTTGAATAAATTATTTGCATGGTTTTTTGTAAAAGATCAGCAAGGCGATACTATCATCGGTGAAAGCCGCAGCATTTCCAAATTAAATAAAATCGTTGCTCATAGTTCTGCTGTAGATAATTTAGTCAAATCCAAAAGCCTTGACGAAGCTTTCCTTTATACAAATGGTCAAGAAGAAGCACTGGAAGAAGCATTAAATCTTGCGGAATCAGGCTTGAGAGTTGTTTGGGAAATGCTCATAAAAACACATAAATTCTCAGAAAAACAAGAATCTCATGCTAGTGAAATTGCTGTCATAGCTCGCAGGATAAAAAGGCATATTGAAGACTCCCGAGAAGATGCAAGGGATGAGAGCAGGGATTAAAGATAATGTTAGAGAGACTAGACTCCGTTCCTGACAATGAGCCTTATTTATGGGCTGACTATTTAGAGATATGGGCAACTGTTAGCATTGATAAAAGCTTCAGTAGAGGCGAACTTGCAAGCATTTTCACTGCTCAGCCTAAGCCTAAAAGCAGAGGTTTTAGCGATACCAAATGGAATGATGCAGTAAATTTCATAGGCACTCGCATAGCTTTATTTGGCGATGATTATCCGTTTCGTCTTGACGAAAATGAGGATACAGTTTATCTAAAAAGTGATAATCATAATGAGTATTCCGAGGCGCAAAAGTTGTATATAGCTCTTCTGTTCAGTGCAAACATTAAATATATCAAGACCAAAATAAGACATATTTTCACAAGTTCCTTCGAGAAAATATGCCTACCTATTTTTGCAAGCTTAATGCCTGTTGGCACAACAGTAACCCCTTGCTGGGCTAGTGCGGGGAATAATGGTGTTTACACAGGGTTATTAATTAACAAACTAACTCAAATAGCCAATGATATCCGTTGCACCGCAAATTTTGGTACGAATTATTTCAAAGCAGGTGACAGGGGGGATGGCGGGATTGATATGTTAGCATGGCATGATATGGCGGATAATAGACCGTCTATTCCAATTGCTTTTGCTCAGTGCGGTTGCTCTAAAGACGAGTGGGTGGCAAAACAATTAGAAGCTTCCCCTGCAAAAATGTTGCATTTATTACCTGTGATTCATCCTTGGACAAACTATTACTTTTTGCCTCAAGATTTAAGATGGCCCAATGCTGATTGGGCTCATTTAAGTGATATTGGTGCAGCCATATATGTTGATAGACTGCGTTTAATTCGACTAACGTTACGAAATCCAGACATATCTCATTTGAGTAACATCAAACACATAAGATACCTTATCCGTCAAAATATTAGGGTAAGTTAAATTAACCCCATATATTTGGTAACGATTTAGCAACCGCCTCAAATAAAGGAGGCGGCACTGCATTACCCACGACAGTATATCTCATATTCATTGATGCTTTTTCTGTTTCAGGGAAAACTAAATCTCCGAAACCTTGCAATCTTGCTGCTTCACGATAGCTAAATCGTCTGGCAGGCAAATCTGAGGTAAACTGCCATTTATCAGGCCCCAACTTTTCGAGCGTGGGGCTAACAGGATGTAACGGCATATGTCTTGGATTAGCAACTATCGTTTTGGAAATTTGCGACCATTCCTGGCGGCGATTTCTAGATAAGTAATACCAATGAAAATCTGCATCATAAAACTCCCCTTCTGGCCAAGCGGGAAGGTCACCAATCGCATCTTTTATTGTAGACAGCGGATCTAGCCCAAAACCATGGGTTGCCTTAGGAAACTCATAGTCAATACCAAATTTTTCATGTATACCAACAATGAATATTCGTTTTCTATCCTGAGCGACACCATAACTAGATGCATTGAGTATTTGGGAATTAACTTTGTAGCCAGCTTCTGAGAACACTTTAAACTGATCTTTTAATAAATGTTCAAAATTGCTACGCACCATCCCGGAGACATTTTCAACAATAAAAGCTTTTGGCTTTATATAGTTTAATGCTCGTGCAAACTCTAAATAAAGAGTATTAATTTTTCGATCAGCTTGACGAACCCCGCCTTGACTAAATCCCTGGCATGGATAGCAACCAACCAATAAATCTGCTTTTGGGAAATGCTCAATATTTGCGACGCTTCCTAATACATAATCAGTTTCAGGATGGTTTGCAATATAGACATCACGCGCATAAGGTAGAATGTCATTAGCCATTAAAACGTTGAAGCCTGCTTTCACAACCCCCGCGTCTGAACCGCCACAACCTGAGAAAAGTGATACTACCGTTGGCATTGAGTGTCTCCATATAATCTTGTGGCCATTATAGCCAATGCCCTCTCAATGAACAGTAAGTATCTCTACCTTTACGTAGCGTAGCGAACACTGCCTGTAACCATCAGGCTATGGTGGCCCAGTGATTCTAACGCCTCGCGGTGCTCGTTGTTCAACCCTGCCGACGCCAAAAACGAGTTTTGACGCCAGCACGGTTATCAGTGTAACCAGCTATCGTCTTCCCAGACGTTCTGCAGGAGATCATTCAGTCGGCGCTTATCATCGTCGAATTTGAATCCCAGCATTTCAATGCTGGTATGACTGCCCTGCCGAATTCGTACAATGGTTTCAGGAAACAGCGCGTGAACCCGCTTACTGACTTCATCTTGAAAGGCACTCAAAATGGATTGGCTTAGTTTTTGATTTTTATCGAGCATGATCTCAATTCGCATCGCAGCAACCCAAGGATTATTTATCAAGTGGCATAGCCGAAAACACGACTGAAAATTGTTTGTTTGCCATCACGGTATTGCTAGCGATCTCAGCGATAAGACTAAGCGCAATCTCCCTGTCACGTTCTTTGCAAATCCCTTCACTAGTAAGCCGAGCAATTAACTCGACACGTTCAAGCATTACCCGCTCTTGTAAATCGTTATCCACGCGCCCTCCCCAACAAAAATCACTGTACATCTATACAGTAGCATAGCATTCGGATTAAGCGGAAGAAAAATGTTGCGGTTGAAACAGGTTTTTATCTGCATGATATGAAACATCTTTATCAGCATTAACCCAGCGGCTAACAACATCTTAAAATCACTAAAATTTACCTAACATTATTCTCCGCTTAACTAACCTCAGACCATTAATGAGCGTTTTTTGTTCTAACCGTTTCGGCCAATCGGTTAAATCTTGCTAATACACCACTCATTGAAGCCTCATTTTTTGGCCTCAAAAGGTCACCATAAGCAGAGCTGCGGACACTCTTTCCAGCGATTTCTGTTTGCGAGCCACTAATCAGGCGCACAGCCAAACCACGACTGATTGTTTCTCCGCATAAATCTTTCACTTGGCTGATTACGTTGTCGCAAGCAGCCTCGACTTTGTCCGTTCTCCTCAACTTAAGGTGGCGCTTTTTAGGTTGTTCCGCCCTTATCCGGGTCAGAAGTTGCCGCCGCTCTTTCGCACTCAAGCCATCAAGGTCGATTTTTTTAAAACTTTCCGGTGGGTTCGAATCATCAGATCTCAAACCTCCCGTACAGTTATTGACAGAACTCCGAGAGGACGCAGGCGCGTCCAAAAATTCAAAGGCCAAATCAAGGTCAACATCCAGTTCAGAGAGCGGCTTCGGTGCGCTTTCATACATGGCATCGATTGAACGTTTTGGGACGATCTTCCACTGTGCCAAACGAGTTAGTATTGGCGTATCTGCTCCGACTTCAGTAGCAAAGACTCCTTTAATGCGCACGGTTTCTTCGCCGTACTCATTAACATCCTCGCCTGGCTGGTACCATGTCCGCACAGCCAAATCATCACGACGAACAAACGGACCACCCTGTGCATTAACGTAACCAGCCCAATCACCGGCGTCGGCTGCATCATGTGCTGCAGCAAACTCAACACTTAAACCGTGCGCCGTTTCGCTGTCAGCCATGCGACGCAGTTCGCGGTATACAGTTACCGGTGCCCCGCCAACAAACTGGAACTGGCGAATGTGCCAGCGTGCAGCCCACGCAGAAACCGCTGGTGCAGTCTCCTTAAGTTCTTTTCCGCTTTCGTCGTCCAGCTCGCCATCGAGAGCGTAGCCATCGATATTCTTGGAAATATATTTAGCTACGTACCCAGTGGCGCTGCCTTTTTCCGGGTCGATAGCTTCAGCATGAAAACGCGCTTTGCGTGCTTTATCTGTTGTCAGCTCGCCGCTGTCTTCCTGATATGCGTAATCGCAGATAATCCGACGAACCTGATCCACGTCTTCAGGGCGCATAAACATCAGCATATGCCAGTGCGGTGTGCCGTCGTGGTGCGGCTCGGCTACGCGAATACCGAAAATGCGAATATCCTCGCGGTGCAATTTGGCGCGGATTCTTTGCCAGACATTGCAAAGGTAACGCTGCGTATCCGCCGGGCTTGCACCATTCCATTTCCTATTACGGTGTCCGGTCTTGATTGTTGCGTGAAAGCGAGCCGGGGCGGTAAGTGTGTAGAACTCACCAATAAAACCCATTTCATTGCAGATATTTTCAAAGCCACGGATGCGCGTCATTAACTCGCAGCGACGGATCGCTGGATTGGCCACACTTCCGTCGTATTTGTCGATCAGGCTGATGCGGTTGCCTTCTTCGTCTTCCAGCTCAAGCGACTTTAGAAATTCGCGCGTGCGGCGCTTTTGCTCGCGCCATTCCGCGACATTCATATTGCTGGCGTAAGGGGTGTGTTTTTTGCTTACGTTCGCCAGCGCGATCTGTAAATGTTCGCGCCATGAGGCGGCGACGCGGCGCAGTCGACCTTTCCACCACTTTTCGGTATGCATGCGCCGGATCGCAGGGGTGACTTCTTCCGGGTCAAAAAGTCGGGATGTGACTTTTTCCCACAGTGGCGGGGTTTGGCTGAACTCGCGTGTGATGGTTGCTGCTGTCATGTATACGCGATGCGTGTATTTGTAATCTGACTCATCTTTTGCCTGATGGTGGGCCTGCACCAATTCAGCGAGGATTAGATTAGCGATATCGCCTGCCAGCAAATCAACATCAGCGCGCGCCATATCTGGAAGGCGATTAAAGCGGCGCATCAAATTATGTAATTGCCCGCCAGCAACAGCTGTGTTTTCACGATCAGTAGCATTTCCGCCAAGGAGATTCAGGGTGCTACCTTTCATTACACCAAGGCGATATTGAGTGCTGACAATCTCAACGCGTGGCAATGTGCGCTCTACGAAAGTCTTCGTAAAGTATGCATTAGCACGGGCTGTACCCTGTGTTTTTTCAAGCTCACTGGTGCGGCGCTTTACGTCGAGCTGCACCAGTGCCGGCTGTTGCTCAAGTAATTCCTGCGCACGCACTAAAGCCGCATTCATTTGATTGCGGCTGTGCATTTCCTCATAGGTGGGATAAGGGCTGGCGATAGCTTCCCGTGGAGCGTTCCACGGATAAGCGTATTGTTCAGTCATTGCGTTTCACCTCCCACGACTGGCGTTGATTAGAACCATTAGAGCTGTGTAAAATCGCCTATCAAATGGACTTTTAAGAGAACAAAAATGAAAGATACTTACGTTGAAGGCATTGCCAAATCTCAGCTTGATGATGAAATTACTCGCATAGCAAAAAAGGCTCAGCGCCGCGAACTCAGCGGAAAGGAAATGGTTACCGCAATTCAAAATGAAGACGGAACTATTTATCGTGTCATATGCATTGAAGGAATGGGTGCATATATTTACTTGGCAATGGAAATTACGGGCATCGGTCTTGTTGATTTGCATGCTGAAAACCTTAATCCTGGTAAATACGATTCACTGTTCATTTTTAAATAATTAATCACTGGCGGCTTTGCGCCGCCATTTTTCAGCCATGTTTTAAATTGTATTTTTCAATATATCTTTCGGCTCTTGTCTTACTTTCTGCACTGTATGAGATCCCCCCCAATCGCTCATTTGCTGGACCACGCTTCGCAATAATCTCAGATGCACACTTACCTTTACCGGCGGCAACCCCAACCGAGCGTGCCACAATGATTTTGGTAATGTCGAAAGCGCGATAAATACTGCGGGTGAAAAGCGTGTCGCTATTGGACAGGATTACCGGGTTATGCTCGGAAATGCCCATCAGATAACAGGCCAGAGAGTGCTGATCGTCCTCATTAAATCCACCTGTGTGATATTCGGTGAACGTGCCGTGATATGGCGGATCGCAATAAACGACATCACCAGCCTTTACCATGCCAAGCGTTTCCTGATAGCCAGCGCAAATGAACGTCGCGCGCTGCGCCTTCTCAGCAAACATTTCAATTTCATAAAGCGGGTAATAGGGTTTCGCGTAATGTCCGAAAGGAATATTAAATTCGCCCTTGAGGTTGTAGCGGCAAACTCCGCGATAACCGTGGCGGTTCAGGTACAGAAAATGTGCCGCACGCTCCAGCAGGGGCATTGATGCATTTTCATTAAATTCTTTGCGCACACGGTAATAGCTTTCTTCAGTCGTGTTTTGGCTGAATAAAGCCATCGCCACCACGATAAACGGACGCGTATGTTCTTTAATCTGGCGGTACATATTGATGAGGTCGGGATTAATATCAGCGACCAGATATTCGGGGTAATCGGTATTCATCATAACCGCGCATGAACCTGCGAACGGCTCAACAAGGCGAGCACCAGCAGGAAGATGTGCCGACAGCTCAGTCATTACACGGACTTTACTTCCCGGCCATTTCAAAATGGTATTCATAAGGCAGCCCCTTTGTAATGAGCGCTTTTAAGCTCGCTGACTTCCTTGCATGTCACGCAAACAGAAACGCCCGGCAGCGCACGGCGTCGGGCTTCAGGAATTACGGCATCACATGACAGGCAGAAAAATTCGCTTGCGCCGGTAGGGTGCTGTTTAGCGTTTGCCAGATTGCGCGCCAGTTCTTCTTCAACGCGCTGCTGCACCAAGTCCATTGAATCCGCCATTAGTGCAACGCCTCCTGCGCTTCGCTCTCATAACGCTCAGCTTCCTGACGCAGAAGCTCTGCAGCTTCAACACCGCTCAAGCCTTTTTGCTGAATGCGCATAGCAAGATCAGTTAAACGTCGAGCTACCTGCATGCCCCGCTCGGCACGTTCTTCTGCGCGGGCGGATGTGATGATTGTGGAAAGCTGCTCGACATTTGCGTCGAATTTCCGTGTTTCGATATTTCGCATATTTAAATCTCCAGAATTTGGGCAAAAGAATGCCCGGCGGGTTTACGCCATTAATTTTTGAGTCTTATTTACTCGGGTAAAAAACAGTCAGCAGTTGAAAAGCGGCCAGGCAAAATTCTGCCCCAACGCGCAACTTTATTCATTGCGATGATTATTAACTCGCGGCGGCGTTCATCGAAATATTCAAAAGGCTTTCCGATTTCCTCCGGTTTGAATGTCTTCGGATTATCACGATTAGCCAAGGTCATTACGCAGAACTTAAATTCATCATTCTGGTTGTTGAAATAACGCAGTGCCGGGTTTGCGTTGTTATCACGCATCTGACGCCACTTTTTGCGAAATTCATCAAACGTCATTGGCTGAAGCTTATCAACACGTGCACCCATCAAATGAATTTTGGAAAAACTGGCGGCTTCGTGTTGTTTCGGTACTTCCCATAAAACTCGCGGCATATTAACCACCGATAAGTTTACGCAAGCGGATTAACAATCCGGCGCGTTTTGATGATAGATCACGTAGCAGAGATTTCTGGTCAGCACATGGATGCCAGCGCTTGCCGTTCTCGCCCATAATCCAGCCGTTGCCATATGACATAGACGGACTTTGGCGCTTGAGGTGGGCTGCAAATGAAATCATCGCCCGCCTCTCAGTTCAAACCAACTGAAGCGCTTAGGCCGCTGATCGCATCAACGGTAGACGCCAAAGTGGGGTTTGAATGAATGCGGCTCTGGACTGCAATTGCGGCCAGCATCAGGCAGCGAATGCCAGTATTGGCCGCTTCGACAACACCACGGCGGCAGGTGGCTGTGATTTTGTCAGCGCTTGCCGCTTTAGCTGCCAGCATGCCAACCTCGGCAGTTGCTTTCAGCACGTATGCTGAATACTTCTCGTCTGCTACTTCATTCACCGGCACACATG